TTTCTTCGGTTCATTCGGTAGGCTGTATGCATTTTATCTGCTGTGCTTCTGTATCTTTTCATTCAATTCTTTTAATAGTTCCTCCTTTTCGTACTTCATCCACTTCTTAGTCGAATTTGCTTTCAGTCTTAACTCATCCATGTAGACCTTTCCGTATTCCTCCTCTAACCAATAGACAAACTCTAAAGGCGTTTTATGTGCTGAGAATCCACTACTAAACGTATGATGTGCAACACAAAGACAAACCCCGTTACTTTCATCCCAACGTACAGACCGATTTGATCGTGAATAAATATGGTGAGAGTTTAGGTTCTTATCCGTTCCGCAATACTCACATTTGAAACCAGCCTCTAACTTTACAAGTAAAGACCAAGCGTCGTCTAATTTTCCGTCAATCCCTTTTAGCTTCTTCATAATTTATTTAACCATTGTTCATATATATTACTCGCAATTTGCGCAGTCATAACCGGAGGGACAGACATACCGATTAAATATACTGGTTTTATTTTCATAAAGTTGTAGTCTAACGGGAATGATCCGGATAAAATGCATTCATCATTGTACATTGTTCTTTCGTATTCATAATCGTAAGGCAATCCATTTGCTCTTATTGTTGGAACAACACGATCAGGATGTAATTTTATCTCATTAAAAAAGCTGCCTTTTTCATGCACTGTACCAAAATTACTTCCGGCCTCACATAATAACCAATATTTCCTTATTGACGGGCTTAACCCATGTGCAGACTCATTACCTTGGTTCATCCGTATATCCTTATATACAATCTCCGGTTCATTGAACTCTATTTTAATCTCAGGTAGTTCTGTAAACATATCAACCCAATTAAGAAACTTACTTGCTAAATCTTTTCTAAGGCAAACAAAAAACACACGTTCTCTTTTTTGAGGTACACCCATCTTTGACGCGTCGAGCAGAAAATGTTGGCAATAGTAACCAGCTTCATCAAATGCTTTATATATTTTTCTCACATAATCCTTTGCCGCACCTAAAAGCAATCCTTTTACATTTTCAGCAACTACCACTTTTGGTTTAAGTTCTTTCGCTAAGTCTATAAAGTCAAAGAATAAAGTATCTAAAACTTGTTCTGCTTGTCCTTCCCGGAAGACCTTTTCTTTACCCCAGTCTTTCTCACGATTTCCTGCCATTGAAAAAGATGAGCAAGGTGGTGAGCCATCAAGTATGTCAAGTTCATAAAGTTCTTTTGGTAAATCCTTTCGTTTTGCAAATGTAGTTATTGATTCAAGAAATGAATATTTAGGATTATGGTTTGTCTGATACACCTCTATCATTTTAGGATCAATATCGTTATGACCTATCACATCAAATCCAGCTAACTTGTAACCCATCGTTGAACCACCACCACAAGCAAAGCAACTAAATACCTTACCTTTATCTTTTGTGAACGCAGCATCTTTTAGTGTCCATCTATACGAGAATCTATGTTCTTTCATATCTCTACCTCCTTTTGTTGTAAATCTAATAACATTTTTCTTAACTCTAAGTTTGAAACGTGTAACCTTGAGTTTCTTTGGTATTCCTTATCCAGTTCCTCTTGAAGCTCATTAATCAATCCTAACGCATTATTTATTGCCTCGGCATCTGTTAGTATTACTTTCTTCTTTTCGTCGCTTAAATCGCTTAATTTAGCCCTAAAAAGCAAATGATTGAGTGCAATGTTTAAGTCAAGACGGCAGTTTATTATTTTTAGGTTCATAGTTTTTACTTTTAAAATAACGTAATTTTATTTTTACTTCTCATTTCGTTTATTGGTAATAGCAATTCTTCATATCCACTTATGCTTTCTCCTATATATTCGTGGCAATAAGAAGCCCTTTCTAATCTATTCTTTGCTGATGTATCAGATGAACTACTTGATTTATGTCTTATCTTATTATTCATTGCCGTTCCTCTCCATTGTTTGCTTTTATTTCTGTAAATACCCAATGCGGGATTAATTGTCTTTGTAAAACACAAACCGTCTTCGTTTCTTATTATTGCTCCACAAAATTCAGATAATTTAACACCTAATCCCATACCTTGAAAATCGGGAAGTATCACAGTTCTACTTAAAGCAAAGCCATTTGAACAACCCTTTCTTGGTTGGTTAATTATAGCCACAATTCCAATAGGTTTGTCGTTCCATTCAAACAATAAAAACTTACAGCTCTTGTTTACTTCTTCTGTTAAATAATGATGTTTTTTGAAGAAGTCCCAAGTTTCAGATTCAACCCTACTAACTTGTAATGTGATTTGTGGTCTGCCTTGCCGAAGATAGTCATGCCTTTCAAGCACGCCTCCTTTTTGTGGTGAACAAGTCCAATCCGGCATTAACCATTCCAATATATCATAATGGCAAGATGCAACTATAATTCTTTTATTTTCCCTACGAATGTATTTCTGTAAAGCGAAACTCATTGCTTTTGCAACATCTCTATCTACAACCGAAGTATATTCATCAACCAAAATCACTTCGCCATCTTTAGCAGATGCAACTAAGTAAGCTAATGTTGCTCTGTATTGTTCTCCATTACTTAATGTATGAAATGGTCTTAACCAAGTGGGTACAGAACTTAATCCCATTGAAGTCAATACTAATGTAGCATCTTTTGGCTCTAACCAATCAAAGTTACTTATCAATGGTTTTTCTGCGTCAAAGTTTACCTTTTTTACATCTCCCATTCGTTTTAAAATGGTAGTTTTACCACTACCGCTTCCTCCTAAAATAACTCCGATATTCCAATCAAAGTTTTTAGCTTCACCTAAGTTGAAGTATATATCAACAGAAGTTTCAACCCTGTTCTGAATATCAAACGTATCGTATATATATTCTGTATATTTATCGTTCAGTATTTTTGTTTTTAGCTCTATTTTTCCCATGTTAAAAGTCTTTATTAGGTGCTAAGTTATTAAATATTTCGGATTGTAATGGTTTATTCTGTATTAAAACTTCATCTACTCTCGTTAAAGGTTCAGCATATTTCTTTGTTATTCCGTTCATTTCAAAGAATCTACCCAGTTTAACATCGTAAAGCAAGTCTGTAAATCCTCTTACTCCTACTATTTCGGGTTTTGCCTTGTTTACTTTTATCTCTGTTATGTTCCCGTCAAACTCTCGGTGTACTACAATGATACTTTTACCATTGTTCGCCCATTCAGAACCTCCTTTTAGTTCGTGCATATCAGGCATTTTAACTTTGCCGTCTATTTTAGTAGGTGATTTAGGGTGAATAATAGTGTGTAAATGCAGTTTACTTGATTCCGCTAAGTCGTTCGCATAAGACAAAGTGCTTTCTAACCATTGATCGTAACGTAAATTGCTTGGTACATCGTGCTTCATGTAGTTCCAACTATCAATTACCGCACTAAATATCCCTAATGTTTTCTTGTGTTCACTTGCAAAGTTCCAAAACTCGGTAGGTGTTACCGCTTTACTTGCTTTCCCTTCGGGTTTAAATATCACAAAGTTGTTTAGTACCTTCGGTAATAGTATCTTGATTTCATCCTGTGTAAGCCTATCTTGAATGTAAACCTTGTTTCCTTCCTTGTCATAGTAGAACTCTTTAACTTGCTTACCACTCATCTTGTGCATTATCTTAGAAATGATTTCAGCAACACTACCTGCATCGGGCATATGAATTAAATGCTTATGTCCGTACCATTCAGAAGTGTTATTTAAAACCTCTAAAAGTAATTCCGTTTTACCGCTTCCAGGATACCCCGTCCAATCCGTTCTACCTCCCTCATGAACTGAATACAACGGAGCAAGTTTCTTGAATCCACAATAGAACGTTTTACCTCCACCACCTAAGTAATGCTCAAGAAGCTGTTCTTCTAATTCTTTATGTTGGTATACGTTCATTATCCTTGCGTTCTAAATTCGTTCATTCTCATCTCCTTATTCAGTCTTAACTTTTCAGCTATTGCTTCGGGTGAATCATTGTCTATATCAATAACTTTTGGTTGTTTATTTAAAGGTTGTTTGGGTAGGTATGTAAGTGTATTATTCAAAGTAGTTTTCCAATTCTTAATCTTCACTTCTTTACCCCCTTTATTAGTACACCAATTATTTGATAGCCACGCTTCATATTTCAAACCTAAAGCCTCAACAGATACGTCAGATAATTTACCCACGCCATAAGAAATGAACTCTTCTTTAGTTGGTATAGTATTTATTACATTTACATTATCATTTACATTAACATTTACAGTTGAATTTGTTGAAGTTTGTTGAACAAAATTAACATTTGTTGAATTTGTTGAAGTTTGTTGAGCCTCTTTTGCTAATCTTCTCGCTTCAGCACTTGCTTTCCCCGCTATACTTCTGCCTTCTTTTGTAGTTTCCCA